CCCTGTAGAATCTGGAGATAATTCAAAAATAGCACCATTTTCTAATATAAGATTGCCTGTTATATGCCACCTTGAAGTTGAGGAGTAATTATCTACTATACCACCTTTTATATGGAAATCGTTAGTTACAGTCGCTACTGTGCTTTGTGGTTTAATACCGTGAGATGTACTCGCACCTGAAACCATAAGATTATAGAAAGTCCAGTCATATCCTACACTATGTAAAGAGCCATAAGTAGGGGCTAAATTTACAGTGCCATTATTTGGATAAAAAGTTGAAGCTGGGTCTTCTCTCCATATCCAACTTCCCGCATCTCCTCTTCCATAAACTGTCATTAAAGAAGGTGCATAAAAACTACCTGTTGGTTGGTCATCACTACCCAGACTGAAACCTCTCATTGTACACGTACCAGAATAATTAGTCATATCTGTAATAGCGTGGTCAGAATTAGTTGCCGAAGACATAGGACCGGCAACATTACCTCTTGTTATCATATTTATACTTCCGGCAGTTATAGCTCCTAATGTAACGGTCTCAGTGCCATCCATATTAGAACTTCCTTGCCAAAAAGTGCTGTCTCCTCCTATACCTAGAGCTCCATAATTTGTAACGGTTCCGCTTATAAGTATATTACCACGACGACCGTTAGATGCTCCAATATATCCGACACCTTCACTACCTCTCTCACCACCATAATTGAATCCACTATACCCACAATAAGCACCGGAATGAATCATCAAAGCTCCTGAAACCTCTAAAACTGGAGTTCCANNAGTATTATCAAAAACATACCCAGAACCAGAAGCTGCTGCTGTCAGAGAACCTCCCGTATCAAAACCGCACGTCATATCGCCTCCTACCGTAACACTATAACCAGCTCTTACATAAGTTCCAGAAATAGTAAAATCGTTATCGCAAGATGTTGGATATATATATTGATAAGGACTAGCTTCATTCTTCCAATTAAAAGCCTCGTCTGAATAGCATACTAAGTTATAGAAAGACCCATAACTAGTAGAATTATAATCCAAGCTACCTTGAGTAAATACAGTTCCGTCATTATGAACAAAACTACCAGTTCCTGACATTTCTCCAGCCACAGTCATTACATCGCTTGTGGCTGTTAAAGTTCCATCATTATCAAGATTAGCATAGAAATGGCATAAATCGCTATCATTTAAATCAACAGTAGCACTACTTGATATAAAAGTATTTCCTGTAACACGTAGTTTACCTTGATTCGCATTTGCTCCTTTATTACATTCAAAGGTTCCTGATACAATATGAAATTCTTGTCCTATATTAAGTATTGCACTACCATCACCAATATAGTTATTTACAGTACCCGTAGGGCAATTTATATATAAATTACTTAGTGGGTCATTTCTAATTTCTATTTGTGTCTCGGTCCAAGGATTAGCACCAGCGCCGGGATTAATTTCTACTATAGAATCTACGGGGGAACTTAAAACAGACAAAGTACCTACATAGACAATCTGACCATTACTGGAATTAGAAGTACCATTTCCGTTCAATAAAGTAGTACCGCTAGTAAGATAACATTTAGAATTAGCATTATTTGTGACGTTAAGAGCGCCTATAATATGGTCTCCACTACCGCCCCAAAAAGTTCCTTCTTGTACCTTCAATCCGTAAGCAATCCAAGGACCACCACCACTACCTGTACCACCATTCATAGTGCTTCCTAAAGACATCGCAGCAGTACTACCAGAGAGCAATCCGCCCGGTTTTATGGTTGTCCCTGATACTACAGTTAAAGTATTACCATTACAATCAATAGAGCCAGTAATTTGAAGTGTGCGGCAACTCATAGAAGCGTTTCCGGTCATCACAACCCCTGAATCTATGATAGCATCATCTCCAGGACCAGGAACGCTATTTGACCATTTGGTGGCATCTGTCCAGTTACCAGTAGTCTCTGCGTTAGTAGTACCCATATAAAATTCTCCTTACAAGGCGTATAATTCAGCAGTCGCGCCCGAAGCCGCATTCGCTGATGTGGAAGCAGTCAGAGCAACATAACGATAAACATTATTGAACGGAATGTGTTTCACACCTTTGGATGCAATAGTTATTGTNGANCCNACTTGGTCCCANTCTGTAGCCCCACTTGCTGGTGCTGCCCAATCGGACGCTCCAGAAGCATACGCACTATACATCTTTACATCAATTGACTCTGCATCAGAGCCTGTAGTATCAGCATTATATACAAACCAAGAACCAGTTCTTCCATTCAGTGTTTGTTTCTGAATCAAAACTGTTTCCGTAGTTGTTATGTCTGTTGCACTGCTGCTTGTTGTCACCACGTTTGATGCTACACTGCCACCAGCTACGGTTGCAACCCTAAGAGCTGTTCCGTCTGTTGTATTTACGAATTTATCGTATTCTCTGCCTGATATATTATCACGAAGCACCATATAAATCACCTCGCTTATAAATTGGTTAAATTCATATATAAAGATTGTCCTTACGCAAGAGGTCCCACATCACTGATGGTTAAGGCCCAAGTATTGGTATTTACACACACCAAATGTGCTGTCGTATACCTAAACGTTACACTTATTCTAGAATCTATAGTTATAGCTGTAGCAACCCCGTTTATGGTTTGTCCAGTGTTTGCTATAATTTTAACTGTTCCAGTATCACCCGGAGAGGGGGCTTCTGGTCTATCACCAATCTCACTTATAATAAAATATTCGTCCCCTATTGCCGGAGATGGTGGCGATGTAACTGTAAGTGTCACGTCACCTCCATCACCCAAAGGACAAGGTATCATATAATGTGAATAACTATCGGATAGAACAGCTGAATCTGCTACATCTACTTTTATTGCTTTTTGGACTGCAAGTAAGTCCGCCACCACTATCAAAGAACCGCTTACCGAAGTATTGCCACGTATATCTAATGTATATGCGGGGTCATCTGTGCCTATGCCTAATTTAGAACCTGAATAAACCAGCCCGCTCGTTCCTGTGATGTTAGATGCTGCTGTAAAATAAGAAACGTAAGTGTTTGCCCCAGCACCAGTTATTTCGCTAGTACCCGGTGTATTGGTATAAACTTCCTGACCGCCCCAATAAAGTCCGGTCCCCGATGCCCATAAATGATTATTGCCCGGATTAGCTGTAACATCGGTCTGACTTATTTTAGCAGAACCAGATAAGTAAGTATTTCCATCAACTAAAAGATTTCCCTGCACATCCAACTTCCGCGAAGGTGTCTGTGTGCCTATACCTACTGCACCAGCATCCGTTATATACATATGACTGCCAGATACAATATCTCCGGCAGCTATGTAATAAGGAACAGCGTTTCCTGATGATGATAGAACAGAACCAGAAGCACCACCTCCACCACTTCCTGATAGTGCAGTTAAATCTGCAGACCACGTGCCACCCGCATTTAAAGAACCTGTAAGAATATTGTCGCCACCGAGTGTACCTGCTGTGGTATAAGTATTTGCTGTGGGACTAACACTAATTCTTTTAAGACTATGTCCCATCGACCTTGGATTTACTGGCATAATATCTCTATAGCTTACGCTATATAAAAACGTTTGGGGGTTTTATCTGGACCCCCCAACCAGTTTATTTAACCTGTCTACGACCAGGTTCCGTGACCGATAATCACACCCGTCTCAGGTCGTAGAATCTTCAAACCATATCTCATTGATAGGTAAGACCCAACGATACCGAAACCGGGATTTGCCTCTTCAACCGTCAAGCCACGTCTTTCAACGTAAGCCATTGGTTTTACGGCAAGGTCAAAGACCCCAATCCTAGTAGAAGGACACCACGCATTCGTGTAGACGTTCAAGCCGAATAGGCTTCCAACCAGTCCAGTTCCAAGAGTACCTCGGAATGGAGTAGTTTCCTCTACAACGTGCTGACCACCAGTTACTGCACTAATAGTCGCCTGGAAATCTGCCATATCGAGCAAGGACTTGTAATGGGCGGGCGAAATCAATACTGAATCCGCGTTGTACCCGTGTTGTCCAATCAACTCGATTGCATTGGTCAAGTCAGAAAGACTCAACACACCAGATGTACTAGCTGCATTAACGTAGTGACTTCTTTGCAAGTCAGAGTTAGCAACATTACCATAACTATACTCACGTCCAGACCCTACTGTACCGCCAGAACCCTGAAATCCGCCATATATATTAGCGCCAAAATCAGTAATACTGTCGCCACCACTCTCTGCAGTAGTGCTGCTGATACTAATACCACCAACACCTGTCTGGAAACTGGTGTCTGCGATACCCATTAGGGCATAAACAGTCTGTTTCGTTATGTGCCTGTCTACAGCTCGGCGTGCTTCGTTCAAGGCCAACTCGACTTCATTGAATCGAGAGTCCTCAATCATTCTACGCGTTACACCAACTGCGATACCCCACTCACGCACATCCACTCGCTCAGAGCGCAGCTTCGTGTGCTGATATTTAGGGGTTGTTCCTTCTTCTATCTGTTCAAGTACCATTGATGGTAGATTGAACGTTATATCTATCTTCCCTCCAGTGTCAGTGTTCATCCTTTCTGTAAACATTCGGAGAGCAGGTAAGTCTGTTACTTTGTAATCGACTATCGCATCTTTATAATCTACTAAGATACGTTCCCCTGTTCCTCCTGTGTCTGCATAAGAACCCTCATTGACTGTGGTAAGAAGACCTGGATTTGCTGTTACCATATTTAATCACCTCAGAGTACCTGAACCTTGGCATAACCAGGTCCACTTGTGCTCGCTTCCAGAGCAATTGCCACTGCTGAACCACTGTCTGAACCTTGTGCCACAAGTCCCTCATCGGAGGATTCCTTTACGTACAATAGGTTGCCAGCCGCTACAGTTCCACTAACATAGACGTTGAGTTGCACACCGTGTCCCGAAACTACCGAACCAATGTTTCCCGAAGTCGTAGGAGTCAAAAGAAATCCTAACCCCCGGCTTCCACTAGTTGTATTCTGGACAAGTTTACCACTTGCATTCATAGTAACATAGTCACCTGCAAGGAGTGTCGCGTATCCTTCATACGGTAATATACGGGCTGGTGCGCCACCGTCATTTACTAAAATCTCGGTTGCCATTCTTAATCACCTTTTATCGCCTTTCTATTTAGACGGATATTGCCGTCCTTCATCGCAAAAAGCCGCTCGACCTCTTTTTCGGTCTCGACAGCCTTCTCATCGGAGTCTGTTGCCTTTCCTTTACCAAAAGATTTTTCGGTATCTGGGACAGGAACTACTTCCAATGCCTCGCTAAATCCCACAAGCTTGTCTTCTTCCCATCCGAATAAGCTGTCAAAACGGGTATCTTTCTCTTCGTCTTTAAGACCACCAATCAATACCTCTTTCGAGATAATGTTATTAACCAAGGTCTTTTTGCGTCGCTCGGCTTCATTAGCCTTGCGCTCTTCCTCCTTAGTTGTGAAACTCTCAATTTTACTAAGAGCCTCTTCGTATTTGGTAGTCAACGTAGAGTTATTACTCTCCATCTCCTCCAGCTGTTTCTTCAGTGAGGCAAACTCGCGTTCAACAATTTTATCTGAATCAGTTGTTTTTACTTCTTCGCTCATACTATCATCCTCGTGTTCATCACATTCGCACGGCTTTCCACTAGAACACGAACCGCAACAAGGCGTTTCATCTTCCATTTGTTCTTGACCGTGGTTGTTACACTTCGTATCAATCGTGCATTCCCCACAAACAGCTTCCATCTTTTCATTTTCTATAAACGACACTTCAACGGGTCGGATATTCGTAGCATAAATGTCTCCCATAACGTCCACGTCCTTGGAAAACCAATCAATGCTCACATTGGTGATTTCACCATCCTTCACCTTCCCAATCACTTCATTAGCTCGTTCTGTCGGTTCAGAAATCTGAGCCAACATTTTTATAGCTATTTTTCCATTATCTAGTTCCTCGACCTCAGGATTTATTGCCTTTCCGATTAAATCTTCAGGCGTCCTTTGGTGATTTACATATATAGGAAGCTCTTTGAAGAGCTCTACATTATCTTTAAGCAGGTTCGGCTCTATATAAACCTTATGCTCCTCATCATCTTTTGTGTATTCGTGGGGTCCCGATGTAATAGCTCTTACCGAAAACTCGGTAATATCTTCCACTAAACCTGTATCAGTCGATTCTACATCTTCGATTGAAAAATTCATTGCAAAGGTTTTTCGGGTCTCTTCAACGTTTCCTGAACCAAATTCCTTTTCGACACCATTCTCATCTGCCCACATCGAGCACATATTGGTTGCCATAGATTGATATTTCTCTACCCCACGCTTTTTCAATCTAACACTTAGTTCTGATACACATTTTTTGATTTGACTCATTTTCTATCTCCCGACACATTTGCCGCTGGTTTGTTTCCTTTGGATTCGTAAGCTCTACGAGCTGTTTTTCGAACATCGCCTTTCTTTGTCGTGCCTCGATTTTCAGTTCGTTGGGACTCTTCTCTCTTATCTTCGTCCTTTCCACCAGATACATTAACATTCACAGCAGTCTCTTGTAATTCAACTATGCCGTCAGGGTCTAATCCTCTCTCTGCCCTTACCTCTGAAGATGCCAACACTCCCTCTGATAGATATATCATATCGGTCTTGGCTTTGGTAAACGCATCTTCCACGTTCATCTGTCTGAACTTGAATCTTATCTCTTCACCAAGTTGTGGCATCAGTTGAGAATTAAGAGCGGACTCGACGGCTTTTTGTAAATATTTAACATAAGGTTCGAAAATAGGTCTTGCCTGTTCAGGATTGTTCCACATCGTTTTCGGAACTTTCAATGCAATGTGTATCTTATCCATAATATCATCGGTATACTTACCGTACTCAAATGCACGGCTGGTTCCCTCTATATTTTTTATTTCGATATCATTGCCGTGAATTACATCTTCACCCGGCTCCAAAGAATTAAATGCATCTACAATTTCGTTGATTTTGTCAGGACCATAAGGCATATCCGGAAGACCGCACGAAATATCAAACCGTGAAACGGCGTGTTTATTCAATGCAATCCCAATGTCCCTCATTGCAAAATCCTTCAAATCAACCAAATACATAACAGTATGGATGTCAGAGAGACCGTAAGCATAGTCATCAAAAGGGTTATTTTGTAGCTCTACGATTTCATCTGCTTCGAACCGTACATTCTCTTCATCGGTTCCTGTATCCTGATAGTAATATATTAATTGGCCGTGTTCATTCCGCTGTATAAACATATTCTGGGATGAACGTACAATCAAATTATCTCCTGTCCATTCTAAATATCCCGAACCAAAAATACGTGCATTCCTCAACCAACTATAGATAGTCATATCTATATTAATATCCATAAAGGTCTTTTCTATTTTTTCACGCAACTCCTCATCATCAGTTACAATATCATATCCATCTTTAACTGCATAGAGACAAGGGAGGTCGATTAGGGTTCTAATTATAGGGTCAGATAAATATATATTCATATATTTACGATTATCACCAATGTGTTTCTCATATTTCTGACCGTACTGATTTGTTAGGCGAAGTCTTCTGATTATACCTTCTCCAAAACTACGTGGGTCGTCCTCTTCAAATGGAGGATTTTTACCTACTGTGGCAAATCTTCTACTTATCCAATCGCCTAAACCCATCGATGACCTACATTTATATCCTTTTCGCTGATATTTATAGCTTTCCTTAAACGCCGCGAGGAGCTTCTTTAAAAATACGGTTTCTTCGGCGTCCGCCTGTGGTCATTGTAACACCACTATAAACTCCTCTTCGACTGCGCCCACCATCTGTTCCTACTCGAATCGATGTAAAGCTACTTTCTGCGGGTAGCATCCCTAATGTAGCGTGAATCCCCATCACGGAGCTATCACAGTAATCGTCGTGTCTTCCAGTAGGTGCCCCAATTTTTTCTGTCTTTTGGGTAGCATCCATAACATATTCTAGTATAGAATGTTCGTTATACCATTTCGACATCAGTTTTTTATCCAACCCCAGAAGGTTATTGGGATTCGGAACCCGGACCTTGCCCTTCTGTATAAATGATACATAATCACGATAAACATATGTTTTCGTCCCTTTGGGTCCTCCTGTAAATATGAAAGGTATAAAGTGGATACTGTCGGGAATGCATTCTAAACGTATCTCCTGCTCAAAAGCGCCGCCAATACCAGTAGCATCAATAATAATGCGTATGGCTCCAAAGCTTCTTGCAACTGCCATAATGCGTTCACGCTGGTATGGTATATCGTGTCCACCAGATTTAGGACCGATTTCTTCCAAATATATAAGTCTTGCAATGTTACCTGTCTCAGACTTCTCGGTAATCCAAACACTAATAACAGTGCTATTAACGGATTTACCAATATCCACACCCACAGTACAATTGGAAAAATTCTCTCTGTCCGCGTCCTCGGGTCGTATGAAGGTATAGTCATCAAAACAATTCCTTAAGTATTTGTTATTGAACACACTCGATACACTTTCTACAAATTCACATTCGTACTCTGTTTTCCAATGGATAGAATCTTCGCCCCATTCTATCATCTTATTCAACATTTCTTCTTCGTCATATGGGGGGCTATATGCTTCTCCCTTTACAACTGCGTCTCTCCAATTGAAATGCAATCGTTCGAAAGTATCGGAATATCCTTCATCATAGAGATATCGATGCATATGGTTTTCTTTACTTTTAGGTGTCCCTAGATTAATAAATGGCGCCTTATTCGCTATTATACACGGCTCTACATTATCTATAAAGAGCGAGTCAGCTATTAAAGGACTTTCATCTACTATTAAAAAGGTAGGGTGTTGACCTCGTATTGCTTGCCCCTGATTGCTTGGTGCAATAGGAGCACGACGCAATACTGTCCCCCCTTTCATCTTAATCGAAGGTTTGTTATGCAATTTGTAAGCTCCTATCAATGAATTTAAAAATACATTATCTCTAAAATGACGGTATACATAATTAAAAATCAAAGCTGCTTGGTCTTCGGTGGGAGCAATAACGAAAACTAAATCTCTAAAGCGGCGAAAAAACATCCAAACAACAACGGCCACCGAAAGAGCCCACGACTTACCGCTACCCCGAGGTGCCAGAACAGCCATCTTACGTTGAACATTAGAATCTCCTTTGGGATATGTCAATGATTTGGTTATGATTTTCAATTGAAGCGGTCTTAACCTTAATGGTCTTTGATTAGCATCCACTAAATACGTTTCACAAAAGGCGCGGACCAGTTGTTCCATTTTAACTTCATCGCATCTTATCTCTTCGAAAAATGATTCCATATGAGCAGAATCAAAACTATTCTTGCCCGATATCGCTTTCTTCAGGTTCTTCGTTTCGTTCTTCACTGTCTTCATCATTTGATAAGTCCCCTAAGAAGTTCATAAAGCCTTCGGTCTTCTTCTCTACAATGGTAGGAATCTCTATATTCAATGCACGGAATTCGGTATGGATATCCCTTACTATCTGATTGCGCTGTTTTAAAAGAGTATTGCGTAGATTTATATCTTTTATGTGTTCTAATATTTCTTCCCATAAGATATCTTCCACTGCCAGATTTCTCGCCAATAAACGAACAAGTTCTCTGTGACGTTGGTATTCCGCTTCTCCCACTCTTTTTCGTAAACGGAATGTATATTCCTCAACAGATTCACTCATTTCTTCTTTCTCTTTTTGGCTGATGGTTTTAGAGATGGATATTTCCTATATACCGCTGCTCTAATACCAGCTGGCCGTGGGGCATTGTGAGCTAACTTCAATGCTGACTTAGCTCTCTTTAAAGAATTAATAGGAAAACTACCTGCGGGTGCTCCTCCTGACGGACCTGCAAAGGATTTCACTCCCTTATATTTTCCTACGTTTGACCCACCTGGTTTTTTCCGTGCAGCTGCCTGTTTTTTCTTAGATGCTGCCTTCTTCCTTGTCTTCCTTTTGTAGGCCATTGTTCGATTCCTCTAACCATTAGATGATGCATTTCCAAGACGTCCACCTTTAGTGCGAGCACTGTAGGTAGGTAAATTCTTGGTATCTGCAGCATAATTAACGTTGTCCGTATATTGGTCCACAGTGGATTCTCCATCTGCATAAACCATTTTCTTTGGATTTTCGATATTTTTATATGATGTAATAGGTTTCTTATAATTCATCTCGGCTATCTCTGCCTCATCTGGTCTTGGGAAGTCCAGTTTCATATCAGGGTTGTTTCCGTGGAAATGCTCACCCTTTGTTAATCCCTTATCGTCTTTGTATGCCATATTTATTCTCCGCTGCATCCGCAGCCTTCATCGTCGCAACAAACTTCATCTTTACCAAGGCACGATAAAATTGCCTCCAATACTTCGTGTAGTCCTGCCACTTGTTCTCTAACTTCTTTTAATTCTGCTAATACAGTTTCGTCTTCTAATTCATTCATCGTTATTCTCCAAAAAATCTTCCAGTCTTTCTACAAGCTTAGACTTTTTACCTTTAATAGATAGTCCAAGTTCTTCCAATTCATCTTTAAGTTGGGCTACCGTAAAGGTACTAAAATCAAACTCATCATCCNCTTCCGGTTGTGGGTCTGGTGCAACTGGAGAAGGTNTATAATCATCCAAATCAAATCTTACTTCTACCTGTTTTGCACACTTAGGACACACCCCTCGTTTAAAAAAGGATAAATTATCTGTTATTTCTCCTCCTTGGAAAAGGCCATCACAACTAGTATAGGGACATCGGAACATACATATATTATCGGTTGTTGTTATATATAAAAGCATCGCTCATTTCTTGATAAAGGCGCCCCACATTACTTGTGTAAATTCATCATATCTAAATTCTTCCAGATTGTTTTCTTCTATGCATTCTGAAATGTCATCATAGGAAATCTCAGATTTCCAAGGAGTGTAGGGAGGGGACATATTCAAAGGTTCAGTAATTTCCCACCAATCTTCATCTGTATCTCTATAATAGTAACACATAATAACATCTCCCTTCTTTAAGAAAGGTGCATATGTTTGAAATTCTCTCTTTTTATATTCAGTGTTACACAAAACTATCACTCTTGTCGGAGTATCAATGGCTTCNTTTATCTCTTTAACTATATNTTCATTAAGGCAATTATCTTCAATACCATAGCTTACTAATCGGCCTCCTTCCTTTTTATTCTGATTTAGAAAATGTGTAAATCCTCTACGAAATGCCCCTGTTTGAATTACAACACCAAACAAAAGTAATGCCTTCTTTAATACATCTACTACACCTGGTGTTTGTGAAGTTCTTTCTCCATCCACGATAAGATATCTTTCTTCGTTATTTCGTTCCANTTTCTTTTTTCTCATTCTTTAATCTAGCTTTTTGAGTTTCTCTAGTATTTCCTCTTCATTGTCGTCGTTACCATTCCTAAACGTACCTTTCCTTGTCTGTTCTATCTGACTATTCTGTTGTGCAGTCCATAATTCTAATACCTTATATATAATAACTAATGCAGGTGAACCTATAATCAAAAGAACCGACTTATAAGATTCTATGTCTTCTACTATCTCTGGATGACGAAATGCCATCGTAACCAAGAATATAGATAATCCTACCCAAGCCATAACAACTGGAGCTGCTACCATTATCATCATAAAATTAGCAAAGTTCCCATCAGGCGTAGCTGCATCTTTTTTATGATTGCTCATTTCTTCTCCTGTAATAATAACTTAATTTCTGCGAGAGCTATTTTTACCACATTCATATCCTCTGCATTCTTTTTATGGCGAGCTCCAAATTCGTTCTTCACTTCATATAGTGAAAAAACCATAAAACGATATAAAGCATAAATTGCTCCAAGAAGGAGTATTAACGGTAATCCATAATCTTCGATTGCGACTAAAACATCTTCCATTATTCACCTCCCTCCATCCTTATTCGAGGTATATCAAACTGTTGTTGAAACACATAATCCTCTAATTCTTCATCCCACTCTTCATTTGCCATACTAATACTCTGTTTTTTTGTTATTTAAAGGTTTTCATATTAGGCCATTCATCCACAAGATACTGATGCCCGCCAAGNTAGCCAGAATAATTCTTATTGCGTCCATTTGCATTATTTCCACCCCTTNCATTTCTTCTGGAGAACAAATTATTTAAACCTTTGGAGATACAGTATATTATTTCACATCGTATGCTCTAGTATATTACTATACATAGTATATACTAAGTATAGCATATGCTTAGCTATCTCCAAACCTTTATATATCTGCAACCCTGTCCAAAAGTATGACAAAAACTCAAGACACATCGACTGATGTATCTTTCACCGTTACCNTAGACGAAGAAGGTGCCACGGTGCAGCCAGAAAATTGGGAACCAAGCGAACATCGTTTGTCTCCCTCTAAGATAAATCTCTTCTTGCGATGCCCTCGAGCATTCTATTACAGGTATTTAGAAAAACTACCGGATAAACTAACCCTCCACTTATTCAGAGGTACCATTGTTCATAATATTCTGGATGAGATATTTACGAANGAATTCAAAACACCCCATAAATGGCGTAATGGTGAACCCCAAGAATGGGCCATCTTAGAATTTCGTAAAAAATGGAAGGAACTCCACGACACGAAGGAATGGCTTTTCAAAAACCCCCAAATAGATGGCGATGTAATGGAACGCGAGACCATAGATTTGTTAGCCAACTTCTGTCATAAGATAGAAAGGAAGTTAAATGAATTGATGGACTGGGGCGTAGCAAAATCTCCATATCAAGCCTTATATCAATTAAAGCCGCGGTTTGCAGAACAACGAATCCACAATAAAGAATTCAAACTGGTGGGTATCATCGATAGTGTGATACAAGATTTCGAAAAGAACATCTCAATCGTCGATTACAAGACCAGTAAACGATATGGGCACTGGGTACCAGAAGATTACTACCGGCAATTGATTATATACGCACTCCTTTATTACAAGGATACGGGGGTAATGCCAATGTTCGCAGGTATCGACTGGTTAAGATATGACGAATCATATTTTGTTCGCATAACGCAATCTGAAATCGATGAAGCGCAAGATTTGATACGTGGCATCCACGATGACCTTGGAAGACGCGGCAGCGATATCGAGAACTACGAANTAGTTCCACAGAAACTTTGTGAATGGTGTGCTTTCTATAAGAAACCGTGCGAACCGGGACCAACTTGAGAGGAAAAAGATTAGTATGTTTATTCTGTGGCAAGGAATACATTCACTCATTGACCTTCAAAATGTTCGTGTGTGACGACTGTTATGAAAGTAACGCATTAAAGAAAGGCGGTAACCTTTAAATACAATCAGAACATAGAACATTACTGTGGGTTGCCACGCTATTGGTTAAAAATAGAAAATTGACAACTACAATATTAGGGAACCCACGCCAAGAGGTATAATATGACAAACAATACAACGGCAAACGCAACTACAAACGCAACAACGACAAGTAGCGAAACGAACTTACTTGAAGGACTAATAGACCAATTAACGGCGGCACCGGAGCTTCTAGCTGTAGCCGCAGTAGTAGCTGGCGCTGGGGCATATGCTTATCTTCGTGTACCACAGTTCAGCTTTATAGTCAATAAATACGTTCCCTTCCTACTTGCAAGATACGAATCCGAAATAGACGACCTTATAGAAAAGAATCTGACAGTAATTCAGAAGAAGGCGTACACTAAACTGGACTCGAAGTTGCAACAGACGATGCGGGACAGTGTTCTTCGAGAAGTCATTATGTCCAACTACGACCACTATGACGACGAGTTCGCGAAGACTGTAAAAGCAGAAATCCGTGGCGCTCTATCGTCTGCACGTGGCGAAAGTAAGTAAACCGCAGTACTACAATGCCCAATGGCATAACTGTATGAAATGCCGAACCCATTATATGAGCGAACAGCCTCACCTCAGGGCATACCTCTGTGATGATTGCTGGAAAAAGATGCCTCATTACCGTCCCCACCCTAAGACAATTATAAGAGAACAACAAAAACCGTCAAAGGGTCCTACCTACCATATTCCTCATATTTTAAGTCAGATATCATTAAAGGAGGCCCTCCTCTATATCATAGGCAACGGATTGTGCTTACTAATACTATCCTACTATCTGTGGTTCAAGTAATGTCCTCCCTCCTTCCCTCCCGTTGTCCCCTTTGCGACGGCCGGGCCATAGTTATCAACGAAAAAGGCCACTGGCGTTGTTGTAAGTGCAACCCTGTGAAATAAACATATTTTTAAAAAACGGGTATATTTTCTTTTTTCACACTCGTGCCCAATTTTTATAAAAGGCCTAATTCAAAATTTCTCCGATTTGTTTAAACCCCTGGGGGGAATCGGGTCACCTTCTAGCCTTATCTTTAGAGGGGGCCGTGACTAAATGGCCTGAATTTCTTTATATACCCCCGTGGCCCTGTATACTTGCCTTGGACGTAGTCGCACATTGTCCCCCTATTAGTCAATAGGTTCCAAGTTAGGGCACTAAAGTAGATAACTACCTCTGCCCCCGCAAGGGGTAAGAAGGAGGCAAGGTTGAAATAGATGGCAGGACAAGTGGTTGAGTATCACTTACCCACGGTTGGATGACCCAAAAATAAGATACCTCTCTGAAGAGTGACTTCTCCGAAGAGGGCGTGACAGTGCAGACCGAAGACTAGAGTAGCACTGAATAAGGATTAATGTAAGAAATGCAATGTCCCCGAACAAAACTTCTGTGGTATCTTGTGACGAGTCTGTGGAGGAAGGTTGTGTAATGGCAACGACTCCACTTACTACCCTGAGATGGGAAAGAAGGAATGACTGTGGCCCCAAACTATAGTTATGCCCGAATGCCCTACGACGGATTCGACCGAGTCCTCCAGGCGTCTGGATTTATGGGACGTCCGCACGGAGCTCGAGTCGCTATGGGTCTGTCTTTTGTATCTCTGTCCAAGACAGAGGAACACAAGGCTTTCTTCGTAGCACTCGGTGCAGAAATGCGGAAGTTCCTGAAGTCCGGTATGTCGGTGGGACAGAAGGCCGGAGTCGTGGTCGCCAAGTCCGATGAGTCGGAACGAATGGCGTTCATCGAAGCAGTCCCTGAGGATGATTTGATGGCGCTAGCCGGAATGATTTCAGAACGATTGGGCCTCACGGCACCAGCTGAGTCGAAACCGTCTAAGGCAAAGGGCAAGAAGTAGAGTCCTTCGGGACTCGAAACTCGCCTGACCTGTCTGAGTTACCCACCTTGGTGGGAACTGTCGACGACCTAAGAACCAAAGTAACCCGGAATTATGGCGACTCCTCAGGGGGTTCCTATGAATCCGATAAGGAAGGTATACGTGGCGCCGACTAATTGTGCCAACGGGGGCCTGGCCTGATTTGGCCCCCCACAGGATTTAACTATGACTACATACGAAGTAACAGAGAGGGTTGTAAATGCAGCCCGTGGTGAATTTCTCACTCTAGCTACAATGGAGAGGGACGAGTTCGGTGGATGGCACCGAGCCCCTACTACCCACTACTTGCGAGAGGGAGACTGCGTGTTCCAGTGCAGAATTTTCGGAAGAAATGTTCTCACTGAAAAGGCCTCATCAGAGATGTGTGACATCTTCGACAGAGTGCCAATGAAAACTCACTCCGAGTTAGCCGCCGAAACAAAGGCGATGACTTACAGGAACGGTCGACCAGAATAAGACTGAACGAGTGATTTATACAGATACCACAGAGGAATGACGATTAATAACAGACGAAGGCCCCCAGGGGAGGCAGACCTGACCAGACACGAAAAGCGAACCGGGGGAATACCAGCGAGGCAAAAAAGGTAAGTCCTCGCAGGAGGGAAAAATGCAGACCTGAGTAAGTCTACCTAAACTACTCACTTTACGATTCTCGAAGAACCGAGGTGACCAAGAACGTACGGAAGCCACCCTCGACGATGTCCTGTGTGAGGACTCACACCGCGAGGAAAAGGCACGGCAACGAAGTTGGCATCGGTGAAGAGATAGACCAGGATGGGCACGAAGTAACAAGAACATCTGGTCGAGATAAGACCACCGAAGAGACCTCTCTCAAGGAGTCCTAGGAATCCGATACAGAGAGGTGTGGCACTTAGACTTCATCGGACTGCGATGAATACTGCTTGAGGTCCCGCAGCTCGAGTCGCTGTCAGACCCGGACTTAGTGCGGACAATCCCAGCGATGCGCGGCCTCGAAACCGTTCCTTGAGCAAGGACAA